TACTATGATAAAATTAACCAGTTAGGTCAGGTGGCCTAACTTAAATAAAAAGTCTCCGACAAACCCGGTACGGTTCAATCTATCGCCAGCATCTCATCCCGAGTCAAACCAGAACGACTTAAATTTTGGTACTTAGACAGCTCAGCAGTGCAAAATTCTAAGTCTTTTTTCGCTTGTACCTTATCTGTCATAAGACCATCCAATAAGAAAAGAAAAACCCCGCCAATAATGCATATTGAGCGGGGTTTTATGTGCCGTAATACGTTCGGCTAAGTGGAAAAGATTAATTAGAAGATGGTCGCTTGCCTGCTTCCAAGACAGGAATATTGGCTTCAGTTGGCACATATACAATTTGACTAATATTGCCCTCGCGTAAAGCTTCACCAAATGCACCAATAAACTCTTGCTGCCTGTACTCAGGGAACTCTTGTGCTGCTTTACCCATTACCTTGATTGCTTCTGCACGCAATTTCGCACTCTCAAGCTCAGCCTTGGCTGTCTCAATTGCAATTTGTTTGGATTGCTGTGCTTTTGATAATTGAGCCTGTCCTGCCATACCTTGCTGCCAAACTTTGTATTGTGGCCACGCAAACAAGAAGATCAGTATGATTGCTATAACGAAGACTGCAATCAATCCAATCAAGATATTGTCTGCACTACCTTTCTGAAACTTATTCATTTTCCACACCTGCTTTATTTTGGTAATAAAAAAGCCCGATCAAATTAATGATCAGGCTTATGTTTTTGAATCTAATTTACTTAACTTCTTTCATGCACTTTCGGCAAACTTTAATCTCATCACCGTCAACCGTGTAATCGATCTCAGTCACACCATGCAGGCCGAATAAACATAATATAAATTGGAGCATGTGGATCTCCTTTGATTTTAAAGACGGGATGAATACGGCAGGACTTGAACCTGCGCGGGTGGTGTCTAAGCTGTTCTCCACCCATACGACTGCTATCTCGTATTAGGAAGCCGCTCTAACCAACTGAGCTACGCTATTCACCCCTCTTTAGAATCTAGGTGGCGGCATTAAAATTTAAACCACTACGAATAAAGTTAAGCCGCCATTGGGTGCCTTGATATTGCTTTCACGGAACATTTCTCAAGGCATTAAAAAAGCCCATGTTTGAATGAGCTTTTAAAGCTTGGTCTCGGATAAACCGTAATACGACCAGTATAGAAATAAGATACCTTAGTTAGCAGAATAATGCCAACTATTCTTAAATATTGTTTGAAAGGCGCAATGCACCCGATATTTTAGGCGCGTAACTCTGAATATGTTGCACGGCGATATTCATCAATCGCATCTGAAGCCTCTTTAATAGCCATCTCAAGCGCAATCACCATAAGATTTTCATAAGGCTTCCATGTGTGACGATACACACTTAAAGACATCTGCTTACTAGATACACCTGCAACAACCTCAAGACGACCTTTCGCAGTAAAGTTAGACTCATAATCAGGATCTAACGCAAAAACCATCACCATCTTTGCTACCAACCATGAAAGGTGATAAATCGCAATTTGCTCAGGCTCGCGCTTCTTATCCACATATGCAGCATCCATCATGATTTTAGCCAAGTGATTGCGGATATATTCGTAATCACCCATTGAGCATTCACCAAAGATAATGACTGATGCAACAGACTTGGCAAGCTGGCTACCCATTGCAGCAATAGCGCCTAATCTATCCTGGTAATCAATAGGCTTTTCCCCAGTGCTATGCCCTTCTTGACCAAAAATAGGCGATTTAGCTGTAATGCCTTGCGCCAACCACTCAAAGTTTTTAAATTTCTCAGCCACTACTGCATTCATCCTATTTCCCTCAAAACTTCGCAAATCTTTTAAAAACCAACATAGCTGCATCACGCGCATGCTCATTCGTACGTTCAATCCAACCAGTGCGCTTTTTAAATACGTCAGCCTTTGTTTTGGTTGCATTGGCTGCTGGATGAATCATTAAGTAATTCAACCCTTGCTCCTTACACCAATCCTCCCAAATCTGCGCATCACGCTTTACTGATCCAACACCTTGGGCTTTCTCACGTCCACCAGTGAACCAGGTGCGCTGCCGAGCATCTTCAATGAATAAACAAACGTTTTCTTTTCCATAGTGCACAACAAACTCAAGCGTTCGACTCATGGCCTGAGTAATTGTTAAGGATCTAACTTCAAATAGTTCACCGCCATTACCATTGTCTTCTGCCACGGCGTAGCCTGTGTTCACACCTGTATCGATGCCAATGAGATACTTAGTCATTCAATACAAACTCCCCATCACCTTTGCAAAAACACACATAGCCAACTTGAACGGTTAAATTGCGGTACCCGATGCCTTTGTCAAAATCAAAAAGCTTATCGCCGTGTATAAATCTCAAGTTTTTAAAGAATGGTTGTGCTGTAAAAAATGCTTCAAATTCTTCAGTGCGATCCACTAGTGGGATAATCTCCACATCTGCAGTAAAGCAACTAAAAGGCGTTCCATCATCTAAACGCCCAAATACCCGACCATCTTCAACTCGGTCTAATACACCGTATCCAGTGAAGCGTTTGCCTGAATAAATCGTTGCGGATTCACCAATAAAATCTATTTTTACGCGGTCGCCTACTTTCATCCCTTCACCTCAAATAACTGTTTAGCTTTACCACTCAGGTAATATCGATTTTCTAGGCCTTCACTGTGTTTTGCATACAGAAGCCCCATCTGAACCAAATTTTTTAAATAGCGCTGTACAGCACGTTTCGTCACATCTGGCATAACTTGTTGTTGAATTTCGGATGCCGTTGCTACTGGGGTGTTCTTAACAGCCAGTAGGACACCAATTCCGCGATCTAGCACAGCAGCGCTATTGAGTTTTGAAAGTGATTGATTCATCTATCGATCTCCACAGTCATACCTGCATGATCCTGCTCAACCACAGATATTCCGCGCGTGATTGCTGCCTTGCTCGGTAATCTTTTGAAGTCAATCAGATTCACTTCATGGCAGTGTTTGCACATGAATGAATTTTTATTTTCCAGTTTTTTATAAATTTCCCGTGCCTCAGATAAAACACTGTTATTTCTTTCTGTAGCCCGATTGAGGTGCTTAAGGTGCTTTTGAATCCACCAGACCGGGTTTAAGCGAACATTGCAGTCGGTGCACAACACCTCATCTTCTTCCGCTGAGATTTGGATATTTTTATGTTCGCATGTGCCACGTTCAGACTTGCGTGAAAACTTAATGACATTTTCCACAGTATCAATATTTATCGTATGGTCTTCTTTATAGCTCACACTTCACCCCCAACACGATTAAACGTCTTCCCTATTCTTGCTGCCAACTCAGGCGGGCAAGGAACACCTGTACGGTTTCGCTCATGATTGTCGAGCTGCTTTGGAGCCTTAGGCTTCACCCACATTTCTTGCGTCATACCCTTTGCCTTAGCACGGCGTAGGTAATCCACATAAATATCTTTGAAAGCGAAGTGAGCTGATTTCTGCCCCTCTGCGGTCAACACATGGCGAACCTCATCAAGTACACGCTTGGTCAGCGTTGTGATCTTCGTTTGTGGATCTGATTCAAACTGCATAGCCTTTGCCCACGCCATATCAGCAGTCCACCAATCACCGCCCTGTTCACACCAGCTGCGGAATGTCGGTAAATTCTTAGGACACCATTCCTCAGAGTTCATCCGCGTCAAACCGCGTGCGATATCTGCTGGGGTTAGGCCATTTAGGACTGTGCAGGCCAATTGGCGAAGTTCTTCATCCGCATAAACTTCAAAGTTTTTCGTGAATGCTGATCCGTAAAGATCACTCATGCGCTGAAGAACCATGTCCGCGACTTCAACTGGGAAATCAATCGCAAATGCTTGTTCAAACAACTGGATATTGCTCATGCGCACTCTCCTTGAACATCACGCATTGGTGCTGGTTGATTTGCTTGGCTGCCAAAACGACGGCGCTCCAAAGGTTGTTGAACTGGTGCGGGTGTATTCTTCGGTGGGTACACGCTTTGGTAACTGCCAATGATCGAAGATTCCAAGGATTGATTTGCCCCTACACCGAAACCAATTAATTTGTTGATCAGCAACTTCACGGCGTTTTCAGTCAGTGGTTTTTTGATGCTGTTGCGCATGTCAACAAACTGAATCCACAAATCACGATTTACATTCGCTGGTAACTCAACCGCTTTTGGATCAAATTGATTTTGCTTTTCCGCTTTTGGTTTTTCAGCCTTAGGTTGTTCAGGAACACTCTTACTTTTTTTATTTATTTTTTTATTTTGTAGAGTGTCTTTTGATAGTGTCTTTTGTGTGTAAAGAATTTTTACTAGCGGTGGTAAAGATTCTTTACTAGCGTAGTTAAATTTCTTTACTAGTAAAGATTTTTTACTAGTGCTTTCAGGTAGTAAAGAATTTTTACTAGGAAAAGACATTTTCCAACCAACAACACATTCGTCATTCAGCTTAAAAGTATTGCCATGGATGGTTGATCCGCACTCAATTACCAAACCTACTTGAATGAGTTCAGCAATTGCTTTTGTGACTGTAGGACGGCTCTTGCCTGTCATCTTTTGGAACTGGCTTAGAGAAATCGAATCATGCTCTTTGTACCAGCCACGTGTCTTACGACAGATGATCAAATACAGCTTTGCTGCAACATCCCCAATTTGACAAAGAACATCGTCTACAAAGGCGTTAGGTACCTGAAAGCTGTTAGGAGTGAATTGACTCATTTGTTTAATAACCCCGCAGCAGCAACGAGTGCCGTTAATCTTGTTAATCCAAAGGCTGTAATGCGTGCTTGGGTGTAAACCTTGTCACCCTCTACACATGCAATCACCTGTGAAACCTTGTTTACCATTACCTTTTGCTCTACTCGTTGCGCGTATGCACATAACCGTCGGTGACGGCTGTTTTCTCTAAATACCCAGCGCTTCTTCAACATGAAGTCAATGAGCTTTGATTCTTGAATGCCGATAGTTTTTGCTGAATCACGGATTGAATAAGTGTTTACCGTGTCTGCAATCACATCCATCACCTGCGCCTTAGGCTCTAACACGGCGACATGGTTCTTAAGTGCTTGGTTTTCTTGTTCAGCAGCTAAGGCCAATTGAATTAGATCCATTCGACTGAGTTCGACAGGCTTTGCAGCTTGGCTTTCCAACTCATACCAACGCTTTACCAGGAGCGCCGTGAATTGAGGGCAAAGCTGTGCAACCACGGTAATGCTGTCTAATTTCCCTTGCTCACCGCTAAAAACGTATGCATCAGAGAAGCGATTAGGGCTAAGTGATTGTTTGTTTTCAACTTTCGCCATTGGCGGTAGTTGAATTACGTCCTTATTAGCTAAACGCTCAATAGAAAGCTTCACATTGCGCGGTTCTGTATGAGCAATCTGAGCAATTTCAATGTGATTGATTGAACCTGTAATTGCTTGTGGTATACTTATTGGCATATTCATAAAGATTTACCCTCTGAATTGAATACTGAAAAAGCCTGATCTCAACTCTCAGGCTTTTTCTCTTTTTAAAGCTGACAAATATTTTCCAGCCTCTTTTTCTAAAGCCACACGTAAACCGCGCAGGTTTGCTTCCATCTCTTCCAAGATTTGAACTGTGTCTGCCAATTCCGACGGCGTTACAACACCATCTGCCATAACATCTGCAATATGCTGATTCACATGACCGTTATTGATATTGATTTGAAGAAGACGCTCTAAAACACTCACCTGATGTTCTTTTTCTTCAGCTTGGTTTGCTGGTACACACATCAATCCCAATTTATGCGCCCATGCTTTCACTAATGCTGGATTGCGAGTAAATGTCATCATTGATTCGATGGCTTTCACTGTTGGCAAATGCTGGTCCATATTTGGGTTTGCATAATTAAGAACAGTTTTATGAGAAACACCGAGCACCTGAGCAATGTCTTTAGGTTCGATACCTGCAGTGTTATGAATCATTGTGTGTAAAGCATTCTTTGCTTCGCGGCTTAGCGTTAGTTCGCTCATATGTGAATCCCTTTGATTTTTCACGTTTCTTTTAAAAAACAATTAACTCAAACTTGCTTTAGAAACTTTTGATGCTTTTTTCTTTAAAAAAAGATTTGGATGTTTGAGTTTTTCACTCGCAGGGATACCACGCGTCTTCCAGTTTTGAACACGCTGAACTTGGTAGCTTAAGAGGTTAGCAAGTGCCGTGGCCCCCCCATGCGATTCGATAATCTTTTTATCAGATTCAATTTGATTCATTTTGCACCAATAAAACATTTTGTTTCATGAAGAATAAAACACTATGTTGTTAATTGTCAATCATAGTGTTTTACACAAAATGTGTACTTTCTGAGAAAATGAATAACTAATGAATAAGGGTTGTTTTAATAATGAGCACCAAAGAAATCCACCCAACTATGCAGCGTATTTATGATGCAACCAGCTTAAATGGGTCTGATTTGGCTGCATCAATTAATGAATCTCCCCAAACAATTTATAACTGGGATAAACGCGGGGTTTCCAAAAAGGGAGCTTTCGCAATTTCTCAAAAACATAAAATTGATATTGGTTGGATTCTTACAGGTGATGGTGATCCAAGGATTGAATCAATTTCTAGAAACACTTCAAATGCAGCCCCTATGTCAGGTGGCTGGGTTCCAGTAAAGTCATACAGCAAGATGGGTTATGACGGCTTTTACACTGAAATGGGCTTTTTAGGCAATGGTGGAGACGGTTACGTTCCTTCATTAACCGCAGGCCCAAATGCTTATGCTGTAAAAGGTACTGGTGATTCAATGTATCCAGCTATTAGAAGCGGTTGGTACATCGTTTGCGATCCTGACGCAACACCTACCCCAACAGAGTTTGTTGAAGTACGACTAAACGATGGTAGAAGAACCATCAAAGAGTTGATTGGTGTCGTTGGTGGTCTACTTCACTTGCTTTCAGTAAATGGCGAAAAGCGTATGACATTTGAACTGTCAGAAGTAGATGCAATTATCGCTGTAACAGATATTGTTCCGCCGAGTAGACATGTTCAGGAATACCCAACAATGCAGATAAAAAATATAACTTACGAGTAATCATCTATAAAACATAAACCGCCATATTGGCGG